TCTGGGTGGGATATGGAAGCCCTGGGTCACGATGTCACGCTCCAACAATTTATGAATTCACCTCAAATTCAAGACGCAATCGCTAGATATAAGCTATCGCAATATCTTAGACAGTATGGATCCCCCGCTGCCGCTGCTGTTGCTTGGTACGGTGGCCCCGGTGCAGTTTCGCATATGTACGACAGAAATCCACAAGCCGGAGGATATCCTTCACTTTATGCATATTGGCAGAGCGTTCTCTCGAAAATGTAAAAGTGAGGGAAATTGGTTATGGTGGAAGATAGAAATCCCCGAACATTTCGAGAGGTTGGAATGCTTATTGCCTCTGTAAAAAGTGATCTAGAAAGAGTTGAAAAGAAAGTAGATAGACTCCTTTCTGTATTCATTGTATCTATTATCTGTCCAATCGTGGTAGCGGTAACCGTTGCAGTTATCATCAAAAATTCAAAATAGAATCCGGACAAACCCATCAAATGTTCCTCATGATCGGGCAAAGTTAAGCATATGATGATAAATGGAACATTAAAGTTACCACAAGTTAACGGTGTGTTAAGCATTGACGCCCTGATCAGGGCGTCTTAGGGTTCTTGCATGGGGAGCCAATTCAGTTGGCAGAATGGAGCCGCATGCAAAGGGGTACCCTCGTACATTTTTTTCCCCGATGAAAAGCGCCCCAAGAAAGATGAGTACGCCGGAAAAACGTACCACAATTGGTGCTGCTCGTGCATTGTGCGGATTAAGTGTCGTGAGTTTGCGTACCTTCATGACATGCAAGGAATATGGGGAGATTCTACGGAATCAGAAAGGGCGGCAATACAATCGCCCGAAGACAGAAGAGAATTGCGCGAGTACAAAGGAGATAACGGGGATTACTGGCCGTTGTACGGTCATGCGTAATATGTGAACATGAAAAAGCCCCTCGGCAGGGAGTACCGAGGGGCTTTCACGTGTGCCTAATTAATTGGCCTTGGAGTCACGAGAGCGGGATGTATTACTTCTAGAATCCTTACTTCCATTCTTTGCCTATCAAGGCTAAACTTAATTACCAGTGCCCCACCAGGACAATCGATGAGAGATATGCTATATTCGTGACCACCCGGCTGATTAGGCTCCCGTGCGAATTTCTCTGGCTCATATTCCATGATCCGCATAATACTGTAAGTATTAGTTTTTGCTTCAAAAGCAAGACCGTAGATATTCGCTTCTGCCAATTTTGAGGGAATAACCGCCCATGGACCGGGTCCATCTGATATTCTCACGTCAGCCATCAATATACTCCTTATGAAGCTCCCTTCTTAGACGGAAGAATTCTATTGACCATACTACATTTATGCCAGCAGCAATAACCAGAAGAAAGGTAGTTACTGTATCATTCTCGTTCATTATGTGAAGATACAGATTCACAAAGAAACTCATTGCTGCATTGATGCCAAATTCCCAGCTCACAAGGGAAAATACTTTACCAAGGACAGGAGGAGTTAACTTTTTTGTCATTAAATTGTCTCCTGTCCAAATTTTGTTACATCGTCAACGCCGAGAATCATATTCCGCTTACGCATGAAATGGACTCCATGAATGTAAGCGGAAATATCATCCGGAAGATGCCCTTTGGGGACCTTAAAGTCACACCACTTTACACCCATAGGCAGGACATCCTTTGGCTCCTGGGTGACAAATTGAGCACCTTGCCATTGCGCGTACATTTCACACGCACCGATTACGCGAATTGTTAGCTGTTCGCTCCAGAAATCTTTCGCACTAATGACGCCACCGAATTGCGACCGTCCATACGGAGAGCGTCCTCTCGGGTTTGTGTTTTCTGGCGGGCGAGTTCGATAATTTTCACAAACTACCGTACCTACATCGCCTAGACCTTGTGCAGTTTTCAGGAGATCATACAATTCTGAAGGGCCATTCAGAATTGTCTTGATTCTCAAGTCTGCTTTCTTCGTTTCAGGAAAATACCTGAACATGCAAAATCCGATTCGAACTTCACCCGGATCCACTGCAATAAGTAGGCTCAATCTGTCTCCAACAATTTATTGACTTTTTCAAGAAGCGCCCTGAGATCTTTTCTATTCCTTTCATTATAATCGATATGAATATTTTTACTACCATTATAAACCAAAGATTCAATAAGAAGACACTCCTTGGGAGATAGAATCAAGATAAGTCTTTCAGGGAGCTTACTATAATCAGTCGTCATCTCCACCACTAATATTAGTAAAATCAATACCTTTCAAAGCCTCAGCAAACGAAAGACCCTTTGCAACCTTTTCTGCTTCTCGCTTCTTTTCTGGGTCAAGCGGCTGAAGTGGGATCGGATCTCTTCTGCGAAACAGAACAGGAGGCTCCGTCGGAAGAAGCATCATAAATGGTGCGAATTCAGCAGCAAATCTGGCCTTAGGGTTCATGAGATAGACTACCTTATATTTGCCCTTTTCTGCTTGTGCTTCTTTAGATTTCTTTTCATGATGCATAAGCAATACGGAAGATGCGGATTGAGCTACTCCGGAATGACCGAAAAGCTCATCCACCGTAACATCTTCCATATTGCCTACAATTCCAGCCGGAAGCTTTCGTGTGTGAGAAATACAAATCATCCACACATCTAGCTTATGGCGAAGCATGTAAAGATTATCAATTGTAGCATTAACCTGAGTGTCATCTTTCAGTGAATCTGCAAAGCTCACTGAGGCTGAATCGATGATTACTCCTGTCGCCCCAGTTGCTCTGATAAGCCAAAACAAATCGGCAACATCAGAATTCTTCCAGAGTTTAAACGGGTCAGGCTGACAGTATGTTTCTAGTCCTTCACTAAGAAGCTTTTTGTCTACATCTGAAATATCAGGATACATGCCATGAAATCGAAACTGAAGCTCCGGCTTTGGCATCTCTAGACTTAGGACTAGAATTTTTTGTTGTGGAATATCTTTCCCGATCTTCAGGGTCATTGTATCTTTGCCGTGAAGCATGTTTACGGCAATCTGAAGAACGAGATTTGTTTTTCCAGTACCGGAGCGAGCACCAACGTACATTAGTCCACGATCCGGCAACAGACCTTCAATTACCCACTTAATCCTTTCTGTTGAATCGTAGATCTCCCCGAAATTAAAAGTCTTTCGAACTACGATCCCAGGTGGGATAAGTGGCTTTTCGCGCTCTTGGTCGGGAGCGAGCGAGATTTCATTTTGTTCTCCCTCCTCGCTTTCAATTTCTAGAGACTGGTCAAACTCCTCCAAACCTACTCCCTTTAAGTAGCACCGGGGGACTTGTGAGGGTCCCCCGGTGCATTTTCACCCAGTCCGCCGATTGGATGAAAGCTTACTCAGCTTCAGGGTCATATTCATCGTCGTAGCCAAGCCCTTTAATTCGAAGGGCTCCCCCACCTGCGTACGAAAAATAGACCTTTTCAATTTCGAGGAGAGATCCATCAGGAGTCTCCAATAGTACCGGACTTTTTTTTGATTCGGTAGTCATCTCGATTTGACTGAGAAGATTACGAATCAATTCTTCAACAGTCACTCCTCGTCATCTTCTGTCAAATCAACGGAAAGGCCATCCACATCAAGGAACACCTTCGTCTTTACCGTGACCTCAGCATTACCCAGAAGTTCTGCGATTTCAGCCCGCTTAGCGTCCGCGATTTCCTGTCCGTTTTCGAACCGAACCTGAACGCTGTCAGCGACCATGTCGTCATCGTACTCGGCCGCAAGCTGAGAAATTTGGCTCGTGAAGTCGGCCTTTTCCTGCTTTGACCACGGGGCAGTAGACCACACCTCAAAGGTAATTCGAGTCGCACCCTTAGGGGCATCATTCGGGGTCATTGCGTCGCTCCTTTTGTGTTACCAAGGCTAATTGTCTTGGCACCCCAAATGCCCGAAACCGTAAGATACGGTCCGGGCTATTTGGGCCTAAGCCTTTAGATGTTTACGCCCTACCTTCCACTTCGTCACGCATTGCCCTTTCTGCGGCCGAAATTCCACCACTGCTGGCCGAATTTCCAGTCGGCTGGGCGAATTCATTCATGCCTTCGGATGATGCCCCACTGACCTGCGCCATAAGCGCATTATACTCTTCCGTACCCGGTTCGGGCATACGCTTGAGACCCTGGGGAGAAAATCGAATTTCCCAGTAACCGCTCTCTTCATTCATGACCGCCTTAAGGCGAGTCAGGAATGGCCTACCGATCGTGTTTTTCGGGCGCGCCTGATTCATTTGGTCAACATTGTGACCAACAGCCCAAAGAAGCTTCTTGAAGTTTGACGCTACGGTCATGTCGTCCGGGTTGTTCTCAGGATCGAAAACATTTCCGGTACTGTCCTGAATTGCCTTGGGGGTCGGAATCTGGTACCACCGACCGAATCCACGAAGCTTTTCGTACTTCGGCTCCATGTATTCGAAGACGAAATACGACCCAAACTTACCAGTAGGGGAAACCTTCGGCTGCCGCCATTCCTTGATTGCGATGATGTGATACCCATTACCAAAGTTGAACGGGTCATCGGCGACATCTTCGACCTTTACGCCAGAATCGGCGAAAAAGCCTCCACCTTCCCAGGAATCACCCCAGGCATTCGGGTCCTCGTTTTCCTGTTCCGGAGAATACTCCGACATTTACTGACCTGCTTTCCACTTGGCGATTTGCTCCACGAATTCCTCATCAGTGAGGATTGATTTGCCGAAGTTGAGTCGCGTTTTAGCTGCGACCATATCACCTGGCATGACCCGAATCTGACGGCCGGTTGGGCCACCTTTGTGCAACCATCCCATGACAGAAACATATTTCGCCATGAGCTTATATGCTGCGCCGTGCATATCGGGTCGAGTCGATGCGCCTGGCACCGACTTATCACCTACTCTCAAATGTGCAAGCAACGTGACTGAACAATTCGTCATGCCTGCAATCATTCTCATGAGAGGGGCGAAGTTCTGTTCCGACAAAAGGTATGTCGGTTGTGTCGGAATATTTTCCGCGAGCTTGCCCTTATCTGTTTGGATTTCGCGGTCTTCAATAATCCGACGAATTTCAGTACCTACGATTCCGGAAACCGTGTCAAGGACTACATTGTCTACTGGCTTTCCGTTTCGGCCAATAAATTGACCATTCTCGCAAGCACGCAAAGCTAGCTTAAGTCGAGTATACCCTATTCCGTTGGGAGCATCATCTCGACCATCAAATAGGAGAGCCTCTGACTTCTGGTCCAATTCTGGATGATTCTTAAGAGAAAGAATTCCCTCTTCATCGGTTACAAAGAGATTCGACTCCCCGAGCTTTGCAGCGAGTACCGTCTTCCCCAATCCTTGGTCAGAGAAAATTGCAATCTTTCGACCTTTAATATCAGCAGAAGTAAAAGTTCTTTTTTCGAGCCACTTCAAAGCTCCAGGATCCAACGGCTCAAGAGCCATTTACGTCACCTTCCAAGTGGACTAGCTGGGAAATTGTAATACTCTCTGCCAGAATAATTCTCTCACCTTTCAAATGTGCGTCTTCCATTGCAGAGGTAAGCGCCTCTTTCTCGTTTTCCCCATTTACCGCATGAAAGGTTACATTACTACCGTACCGAAACTCCACCATCCAAACCCGCTTGGTGAAATCAATCGGTACATCGGGCTTTCGCTCGCTGCCGACGAAGTGAATACTTTCAGAGTCACCCAACTCATTTGGCTCATTTTCACTGTCCGCCATCGAGCGCCTCCAAATCTTGATACCCATAAGTATTGCGCTCATAGTCGGCAGCGATCGTAGGGGTCGGATCCCCTCCTTCAATAACTACCTCGCAAATCTGACTGTAATCACAGAATTTGCAAGAATTCGTCGCGAGGTTCATCGTCACTCGCTCCATTGCCTCGGCGAAAGGCATTTGCTTGAGTGCAGCAATTCGCCTAGCAATTGACAAGTGATTCTGGTAAACCGACTCAGTCATCTTCCTCGTCGGTACAACAAACTTCCGATCGAAAAGCTGAGCAGGAGAAGGGTCGGCCATATCCCTTGTGCGAATGAAGTTAAAAATCCCACGGCGAATTACGGGAGTCGGATGACCTCTGAAACCGTTTTCGCGCAGCGCTCGAATATAGAGGGGAAGTTGAGAATTCAGGTTAAACATAACCTGAGGCCACCAGTCATTAGTGGTCTTATGGTCTACCGGTGAAATCTCGCCAGCGTATTCACCTCGACGCTGGTAAATCACCATATCGAGCCGCATTGGCAGGTAGAAATCGTCTCCCGGCTCAGCTTCCATTGCATGAAAGTTTTCCGTTGAAATGATTTCCCAGTTTTCAACGTCAGATTTGTAGTGAGCAAAATACTTGCCCATAATATCGTACAGGCGTCGAAGCATTTCCATCTTCGGCCCGTCCGACATTTCAGAAGCCTTCAACCGCTCTTGACGAACGACATGCATGCCAATTTCGACAGCCATGTTATAATCGATATCCTGCTTAATTGCACCGTAGAATACCTCAAGCGCACTATGCGCGATTATTCCACGAGTCCGAGCAGGACCAAATGACTTCTTTGCGAGCAAAGATTGTGGGTGATACTTTCGCAACCACGCGGTTTGACAACCGTTGAATTCGTTAACTTCGGAATTAGAAATCCCGATACGCATAGGGTTATCCCTTGCTTAATTTACTATGGAATGCCAGGGCCACCAAAGCATTCCTTCTGACCGTTCATGCGTGAATCTCAGGGCCACCATTAATTCACGCACAATTTTTGCAGTAGCAGATCGCTAGCGTGACTCGGCCATTCGGCCAGACCTTGAATCGCTCTTGCTCGAAGTCAACGAATTCAATTCCGCACTCGTAGCATTCGCGAATTCCCACTAGCGGGGACGGCTTACCGCAAGCGTAGCATACCGCACGCTGGGTAGTTGGGTCTACCGTCCACCCACCTGCATCGTTCGTTCTTTTGACACAGTAACAGAACAATGCGCGCTTTGTTTCGAATGGGATTCTTTGGGGTGGTTTGTCCAGTTCTTCAATTTCCAATTTTCACAACCAATCTTTGACAATTCTAAGTGTATTCACCGGCTTGCAAACCAAGCAGGGAAAGTATCCCCAATTGCAAGCTTGCGTCAATTCCACCTGACGACGAGTCCAATGATTGATAGACAAACCTTCGAGATCTGGATTATTAAGATTCTGACCCCGACGCAAAGCTTCGCAATTAGACTTGTGATACTTCCTTCCACCTTTAGTAACGGTGACCATTACTGCTGACATCAATCCTCCAATTCAATTTCATCACTGTATCGAGTTGAGCCTGGATTGAAATAACGAAGTACGATTCGACCTGTACCATAAATATCAACGTCAATTTCAACACCAGAATACTTTTTAAACACCTCCTCAATTTCCTTTTTCGCCAAAAAAAGCTTTTCCTTGCCAGGGCTTACATATCTATCACATTCACGATGTTGACAGATATCCTGTTTACATGGGCCTTCGTGCTCGTGCAGACAGTGAGATTTCATTTCAGCCACTTTTTATTAATCCCCTAAATCTCTCGGATTCAGCGCTCCGCCTTCACCTTCCCAAGTATGGATTGCAATACGCATTTCAATATAGCGCTTCGACATCTTCTTTGGATAGTTAACTCTCTTTCTTCTTTTTCCCTGCTTCGGCTCTCTCGCTCGCTTCTCAGATTCATAAAAGCTTGCAAGCTTAGTATTAACTCTATTGAGAAGACGTGGAAGATTTCCTTTTTTATTTTTTGTTAGATGAAGGATATTAAACTCCTTGCAGGGGTATTCAGGACAAAAATAAACGAAAAGCTCCCAACCTTTATCCCTGAACCTATCCCGAGCAAGACTAGCGGCTTCAGACACCTTAGAGAAGGAAGATCCTTTATTTAGCCTCTTCGGACAATATAATGCCTTTTTCAATCTTTTGCCTTCACTAGAGTTTTCCCATTCCAAAATTCTTCATTTAGAGCTACATCAACAGGCGATGCCATGCGTGGATTATGCGGATCATATATTGCTCCCCAAACATAATCAGGGTCATTCAATGTATGCCATCTATTGTGACAGAAATGACATATTCTATGAACATTTCCTTTTTCATTATTCAATGTATTCTTATCCGGGCCGTGGTGGCGGGCCTCCTGTTTTCCATTCAGACATCCTATAATAGGAAGTTTCCCGCCACCGCAATTCTTTTTCATCTGCCATTCGCAATCCGCTTCTGTGTCTAGCGGATACATTTTGGCAGCACGCTTTCGACCCGTAGACTGCTGATCTTTTAGCGCTGAATCATCTTTGTACGTGCGGAATGCTTGTGCGTCTTCCGATTCCTGATTATGATCCTCCGAATTTGACGAATCCCTAGAATCATCAACAGTACCAATGCTACCCAAAGGAGAAGGAATACGAATATCTCCATCTGGGAAAAAGCTAACATCGTCATTGTCTTCACAATTTCCCTTCAGTCGGCATTCATGAAAATCACCTTGGAGACACGCTACACATTTCATGCCTCTATTATAGCTTAGGTTCGTTAATTAGAAAAGGTTATGACAACCGTCCTCATGCCACTCACGATGATTACGACGCAATTCAATTGCATAGTCCTCATCGTCAGCATAATCTGACCAACCACATTCGAGCAAAGAACATTCAATTTTAAGAGAAGGACTGATTGTAACTTCAGGCGGCTCCGTGTAAACCCAAGGAGTATACACTATTGCATTCATCGTCGCTCCCCAGTGACGAAATGCTAATGAGTAAACTGGTTATATACCTCATCAAGTTCGTACTCAGTCAAAGCCATGATTTCTTCATGATTCAATTCATCATCAAGAATAGTATTGAAAATCTTTTGCAGACCTTCGCGAACCAAAAGCAAACCTTCAGCTACTCCAGCGCTGTGGCGTACTTTTCGTCTTGCATTTCCGAGATCCCGTTCATTAATCATTTTTCCTCCAAAAACGCAAAACGGCGAATCATCTTGGAGTATCTGGCCTTCCAATTCGAATTAATCGAACTGGCAGATTCCGAGTGGCCCTACGAAATCACTTAACCAGACTTGCAAGATAATTCGCCGTCATTGCGGTGGAGCAATTACGCCCACTTACTTCCCCCTAATTCCCCGAGAGGTACGGTCAGTCAAAACCTCTCGGGGAAATTACTAGGGAGCGACGCTACCACCCGTGGTGGCCCGTCATAGTTAGTGTAGCACCTACACCGCCGACTATCAGCCTTGCAAATATGGACAAAGTGTGCTTCGGATCGAGCCACTTGCCGGTCTGTGGCCTATTCAGGCACTCCCCGACCTGCGGTGATCACCCAGAGTGCGGAATCCTCTTCGTATTTCACTGTGTGACTTACGCCACTCAATTCCGTTTCGCCGGTTTCGGGGTCAGAAAACGCAAATAGGTTTTCACCTAGAGCTTCAAGTTTATTTAGAAGCCCTGCGACAAGATGGTATATATCATATTCAAATGTCGTAGGCTCTTTTTTAGCCTCGGGAAGATTTGGTTCGTATTGACCGTTTGGCAAATTTCCAGTCGGCATGAGATTTCGACGTGCTTCGGCCGCATCCAAAGCTGCCGCCATGGCATCTTCACTGTCCATTATTTAATTCCCCTCCGATACCACTCTTTTGAGTCGGGATCAAGACAAATCGTATCTTCTTGACCTGAAATCATCATGAGTCCATCGACGTTTCTAATTTCGATATCTTCGTCAAGGCCCATAAGGATATTAAGAGCATTGACCAAATCCTCATACCCTTTATCAATAGGTGTGAAGTAATCAAAATGTTCCTCAACCGCTTCGGTAAGCGTCTGGTAAGGACGCAACAACTTCCTATTCGGATTACTCATTACACTTCTCTCTCCAAGTAAATTCCCACAAACGCAGTTCGACAAGCGAACCACGCTTGAATCAATTCACTTAATGACCATAAGCGTAGCGAATAGCATCTCTTCCCTTATAGCAGTCCTCAGGATTTTCTCCGCACGGTTCCTCTTTATGATTAGAAACCGTTCCACAATTAGGGCAAGGGTGCCGACCAGTATTGCAATCCATGCAGCACCATTCACAACCGTCGTCGTCACCGTGATTACATTTACTTAAATCACGAACACACCCTTTATCGCCCCACGACATGCCCATTGATTCTTCTTGTGACAATTTACCCCTCCAGAAACTTTCGCATTGCCTCAGCAATATTCACATCAGCCTCGAAGCCATCAAGCATTTGCTTTTTCTCGTTCATGATTCCATCCATCAATTCAGTTGCGGTCTCCTCGCAGTGAAGAATGTGAACGATTGAATTGAACTCAGAGTCAAGACGACGCACACGGTCCAGCATTTGTTCCTCCTTGCCAGGATTCCACTCCCGGTCAAGAATTACAATCTGCTGTGCACCGCTTAGGTTCAGACCGGTTGAGCCAGTTTTGTAATTGACAAGAATTACATCAAACTTATGCTCACCAACCTTTGTGTACTTTGCGTTAAAATCATCGACAATCATCTGTCGATCTTTTTGCGGAGTATCGCCATCGAATCGAGCTGCGCGAATCCCCTTACGAAGTAGTCTTTTCTGCATCTCCTCCAGGCCACGCTTAAATGCAGAAACTACGACAACTCGATCACCGTTGTCCACAGCTTCATAGATGAGTTTTTCACCCTCATCCATAATAATGGACTCACCAGGCAAATCCTCAGGCTTCGTGGGCCAAAGAATTTCACCAGTACCACACATTTCGCCAGTCTCAGCGTCACGCCAGATATCCCTGATTTCGATTCCGTCGGGCCAAGTTGCAGCTTGTCGCACTCGCGTATACCAAGCAAGAACATCATTTTGTGTAATTGCTCGACCGTCGGCAAATGCAATCTTCGCGCGCTGCTTCAAGTCTCGCGTGAATGCAGCGTAACGCGGGTAAAGTTCATCATCCATGTCAAAGTAATGATGACGAACTTCCTGAGGCGGCATCTGAACGCCAGCAGAATCACGATTACGTGATGTAAACTTCATGCCCAATTTTTTGAGCAATACTTCAGGTCCACCATGCATAAATACCCATCGCATTCTCGGTGGACCATCGCACGTGCAGTTGTACGAATTCCTTACATTGCAACCTGCGCAACGCTTTTCACAGTAGTCTTCGAGAAATCTCTCCTCAGAGGGAAATCCCTTGACATCAATCAGATTAAGCATTGGCCACAAGTCATGAGGCCGGTTAAGAATCGGTGTTCCTGTCATTGGAAAGACATTCTTCACCGAACGGAAGGAATCAAACTTCTCCGGACGCGCCTCGCACTTAAGGCAAATAGTCCTACGCCAAGGTTGTGCTGCCTTCTCCTTTTCGGAAATCGGAGGAATAGCCGCACCACACTTATTACATTCATTCTCCGCGTAGATAATCTCGTTAATTCCGCGGAATGTAAAACTATCCTTACCCTTGAATACGTGGGCTTCATCCAAAATAACAGTGTCAAATCGACAAGCCTTAAGCTTTTCGATAATAGACCTGTCTTTACGCCACACCTCATAGTTTGTAAGGACAATGCATTCGTCCATCAATCCCATAAGGTCAAGGATTTCCGACTTCAAGCCACGCTTCGTCTGATTCAGCACATGCACGAACTGATTCGGATACCACTTGCGAAATTCACGCTCAAAGTCCGGAAGGACAGGCTTAAGCGTGAATACCAAAACCTTTTTACCCTTGCCCTGCGCCCGTAGCATATTAACGGCCATAATGGCTTGAAGAGTTTTGCCTAGACCAGGCTTATCGCCAAGAATTGCCCGACCCGCTGCAACCATTCGATGCGCCCCCTCCAATTGATGAGGAAGTGCCTTCTTTCCATCGATTCCGACTCGCCACGGGGCATTGTCGGTTGAATGGTCGATTTCCAGCCGCTTACGTCGCATTGCTTCAAGCGCTGCAAGCTCGGCCATAATTCGAGCCCACTCGCGCTGAAGCTTATCCAATTCCTTCTGGTCGTGACGAATGAAATTCTTCAGTTCGCGACGAGCGTCATCAAATGGACGCTTACGCTCTCGAAGCTTCGAGAGAAACAGTTCAACTTGCTTTTGGATCTCGTCAAAGTCCGCCAAGTTAGACTCGACGTCCTTTATCTCACCCTTGCGAACAGACATCAATTCAATGATGTCTGTCATTCGCTCACGAAGGTCTGCCACACGCTCGAATGTGTCATTGTCCATGACATCGTGTAGCTTATTGACACTAGCGAATTGCTTTTCAAATTCGCTCATATCAATAGAGGCGTTCTCATCCTCCACTTGGATGAATCTCCTTTCCAGCGTCTTTAATTAGAAGAAATTGTGGAGGAATCGGAGCACCCATTTGGGACGAAATCAGAGGAGAAGAAATCAAGTCCTCTGTCCCTCCTGCGTACACCCCCAACAACATCACCATACGAGTATTATCCTCGTTTAGGAGAAATCCGTCCACCAAGAGAGAGTAAAGTTTTTTGTTGAGATCCCAACCATCTACATGTAGAAAATTAAGTGCATTAGCCACGTAGTCAAAATCAACCTCAGTTTTTTTTGTCTTCGTCAAGTCAAGAAATTTCAGTCGAAACTTAATTGGATCAGCCATATCTTTCCTTCCTGTTTAAATTAAGCGGGTCCCTTCGGATTAATGACACGGCGGGCAAGCGGCCCTTAAAGGCGGCCACACGCTCATTCTTCGCTGGGCCGACTTTCGCGGACAGCTTACCTCGCCGTGTCAAATCCTCTCCCGCTTAATTTATTTATCGTGGAATCATGAATTCAGAGCCCATGTGAATATAAGGAAGCCAAGATTGCATATCTTCTGTGCGATAGGTGACACACATTTCCGCCGGATGAATCCATTTAATACCATTCAAAAATGTAAGCATTTGCTGCGGCGTTAGATCCTTCACGTGGGCAGCAAAAAACTCGCGAAAGTCGAGTCGTCCACTTCGAATATCCCTGGCCATTTCATGAAATGGTCCACTTCGGGAAATGGCTTCTGTGTACCGCCCCTGCTGATCCCACTCGTGCCAAATCATACGATTGAGCACGGGAATGTTTTGAATGTCGTCCTCGTGCGGCATGAGGACGTATGTTGTGACATTGCTCATTGCTTATTCTCCTTCTCCTTTTCCTGATATTCTTCCCATTTCCTTTGAGTAATATAAAGAGTGGCGATAAAAAGTACCAGCTCGCCTCCAAATTTTGTATAATCACGCTCAGAGAAGCTGATGACCAACCCAATTGCTTGAAGAACGGAAATTACCGTAAGAACAATGTGGAGATTTCCGATTTTCTCGACAAACTTTTTCACTTAGCCCTTCAATTCACTGGTTTCTTTTACTTGTGTAGCCCTGCCAAGATTCGAACTTGGTGCGACACAGATTCGGAAGGGTTAGATTCGAAGGAGTTTACCAAATCTGATCCGTCGCCTGCCTACCAGGGCCAAACGTAACGGCAATTTCCAGTCATCGGCGTAACCGAAAACTGCCGCTACGGGTCTATTTAGTTATTGAGCTTATGGAATGAATCTTTACAGGGTTGAATTTCACCTTCACTTTGCATTGCTGGATGCAGTTTTGGGTCAGGTGAATTACAGGTGGGACACTTTTCCGTCTTTGCTTGAAGTGGCTCATGGGTGACTTCGGCACCCACTTCGGAAATCCCAAGAATCACAACAACCTTATTCAATTAATGTGTATAACTGTATCTTGTTTTCACTACAAATGCATGATGAATATTTCCTCCCCCAGCTCCACTGTGAATGTCAGAGATACCTAGAATGACAATTGTGTCCTGCATGCTCGCCCATTCTACTGACTCAAAAGCCGAGTCATCGTAAAAAGTTAGTGGGAGCTTGCCACGCGAATCAAGTTGAATCTCAGGTAGCAGGCGTGTACTAGGAAATCCGCCACTAATCCCGAGTGCAGTCCATTTCATTTTCTCTTATCGTCCTTCGAGGCCGTCTTCCGCATTAGAGGATTAGGATGATTCCCCCATGCCCAATCCAACGCTTCGTCTTTTGGTCCTCTATGAACCCCCAGAACGAAACATTTGTTGCGCGATTCAATCTGCGCACCAGCGATAAGTGAATCAACGCTGACTGAACCAGCATTTGAATTCCATTTGTTTACAAAAAGAACCACCATCCTTTTATCTGTGTACTCGATTACCGATGGCCTAGCTTGAATTTCGTCCTCTTCTTCGACTGGCCAAATTACTACACAAATTCTGCCAATGCGTAACTTCGTTTTCTCGCTTGAGAGCCTTCGAGTGGTTAGCACCGGCTTCTTTACCTCCGGGTTTGTGAATTTCCATTCGCACGACGAGAACGGCGGGCCTTGCGAGTTTCCTGTTCCTCTTTCCATTCCCTTTCGAGCTTGTCTCGTTCTTGACTCAATTCGAAAATGCTCATCCTTCGAATTGATGCTACATACCGCCCCGGAAGTGCACCCACCGGAGAAAGCTTCCGCCTCAAAGCAGAAATTTCACCAAGTAGAATTTCGCGAGCCATCTCTTCGCTTATGTTCTGTACTACCATTTTCACTCCCTAGTGCTGAACGCGAGGTTCGCAACCTCAAAGCGATAGGTCAAGGAATTAGCTTAAGGGCCACACCTAATTCGCTGACCTCAACCTATCACTTTCAAGCTACGCTACTTCTTTACGAACATTTCTCGGAACTTAGCAATGCTATCTTCCGAGTTCCGCTTTGTTACTACTTCCATTTCGAATGGCTTATCGTTGGTGCGGAAGTAAATGACAACGACCTTACGGCCATTATCATAGGTCCGCGCCTCAACTTCCAAAATCGAATGAATAAGAAAAGCTTGTTGCAGCGCCCCCTCGGTTTCTCCAAATCTTTTTACTGTTGCCATAAACCCATTAAGCGCCCAATCTGGGAGAGTCTTTGGATCTCCTGTGACTACCCTGCCAACAATTTTTGCCTCTTTGTCCTCTTCGAATGCGTCAGCAAATGGAGTAGCCTTTACCGTAACTTGCTTAGGAAACGGTTTCACTTGCTTCAAATTATTAGCCTCGACTCCTTCCTTACCGAAATCTATCTCAACCTTTCCGCCGTTCTTCGTGTCGAGTTTAATTTCAGCGCTTGATGGAATTTCGCTAGGCTTTACTCCAAGCTTATTTGCTACCTGGGAGAACATATCCCAACCGTCTCTAAAGCCAGACGAATATCCTTTCTCTGCATTCTCCTGCGACTTATCGAAAATTTCCAACATATCCCTGTCGCGTTGGTCTTCAACATTGACCAAACGCATAATTGCATTCTTCAATTCCAGCATGGCCCGAGCAATGTCATTCATCCTTTCTTTTTGGTCTTTCACTTCTGCCACGGCCTGGAATTGCTGGTCTACCACTTTGCGCTGGTTCTCGCCAAAATTCGCACCAAGCGAGTTATTAATTGCACTTACGTCGCGCTTCAATTCGTGAATCTCGCGCCGCAATTCACGCAAGTCCATACCTTCGGCGTTAGGGGTAATCGCCTGGACCGGACTGGGCGTACCGTGACGCTGACGCTTTCTTTCTGCGCGAGTCATATTTACCTTTGGTGCCTCGGATTCGGAATCCTGCTGCGCCGGAATTTCCACTTGCATTTGCTGAACGACCTTTTCGATGCCGCGCGGCTCCTTCTTTTTGCTGGGTTCGCTCGGCATCACCTTTGCCTTTTCGTCAGACTCTGTCGCCTGCCGACTTGCTTCAGCTTCGAATACCTCAGTCGAAATCCAGAGGTACTTTGCGTGGTGACCATTTGGAATCTCGCCGTACTTCTCGATTTGCTCCCGAACGCGAAGAGTTTGAATTGCACCATTTGCGGCACCGACAGTCAGATCAAGCTTGTGGTACTTTCGAATCAGAAACCTGATTGTCTCGGAAGTGAAAGCCACGTCAGGATCGTTAGGCTTTTCAGTCAGTGAATCCCGATAAGCTCTCATCATTACGTCGAGGACCATTTCAAGCCTAGTCATCTTTTTGGATGCTACTTTTGATTCGTGGTGCTTCTGATTTGTCACGATCTTCACTTTCCTTTAGTTTGGAAACCTGACGCTACCCGAGCACGAACAACCAACTTTGGGATCTTGGCAATCGTGCACATTCAGTGATTGCTCAAGATTGTGGTAAGCAAAAAAGATTCCCTCAAGTGAAGCGTTCCCGTGAGTGTTCTTTACTTCCTCAAGAAATGTTTTGATTGCACTCTTGAGGTAATCTACTTGCTCCTGTGGTGTCACTTCTTACTCCGAGCGAATGTAGGTTTTTGCACTCCATGCAACTTTCTTAGTCATGCGTTATCACGCTCTTTCGCTCGCTTGGGTCTTTCTCTTTTTATATTCTTCTCGAAGCTTAATCCAGCATGATTTACAGTAGCCGTCCAGCCCGTCCTTACTTCCTTTTCTTTTGTGAAATTCACTCGCAGACTTCTTTACTTTACAGCGGTAACATTTTTTTTCAGAAACAACTCCCAATCCTCGACTCACACGATTCACATTTCCTCGTCGATACTTGCGATAAAACTCTGATCGACATTCTGAACATTGCACGCAAAGTCCATCAGCTCGACTTGAATCACGCGCAAATTCTTTAACTGATTTCACCTTTTTACAGTGACCACATTTCTTTGTGGCATTTTCTGTCACGTGCTCACTCCGAGCGAATGTAGTCGAAAGCCAACTGGAAAAGAGTAGGGTTGCTCTGCTGTGCCCGCCTGTTCTGAAATGCAATTCGATCACGGTACTGATCGAACCAAACAGTTGAGTTATTGAAGTCAGACACTATTTTCAAAACATACCGCAACTCGGCCTCGACCTTCAAAAGCTCTTTTTGGGCTCCGGCTACAAATTCTTCTTGACCGGCAACACCAGACGTCAATACGACACCTGCCATCGCACGCCGAATTCCATTCGAAATCGAAGTGCGTAGTAGGTTTTTGTCTGGATCGTTGTTCAACGGATTTGAGTCTGGCGAGACTACAATCTCAAGAAAATCATTAACTGTTTTCATGTCCCCACCAAATGGAATGATGGGTACCTCATCGAAGGAATCTGAATCCTCATACATACTCTTGTCTGCCAATTCGTAGGTCATTGCGTTCCCACGCTTGGCAACACTGCGAATGAATCCTTTCTTTTCCAAATCATAAATGCAACGGCGAACCGTTCTATCTGTGATATGAGGAATAATTGCAGACAGTTCAGAGACAGTCACTTTTCCTTTTGAGTCTTTGATTGCCTTAAAAACCATCTGCTCATTACTTTCGGCCAATGCAATACGTGTGAGTGGTGTACTCAATTTGAAATTCCCTCCTCTCGATATTCGCCGAAGCTCTGCCCGGTGCCCGGTATGTCCGATATAAGGGTCACTTTGAAAAACGGACTTTGACACTTCACCCATGGTAGCAGACTCCTTCACTGTCATGTGTCAAAGTGTCAAAGTCGCAGGTCAGACGTACTTTGACATTGACACGCACTTTGGCGGGCAGTGCGAGTGTTCGTTCGTTCCTCACTCTCACTGCCCCGCCGAATGCAACAGTGAAATACCTAGAGCTTGCCTTCACTGTGACAATGTGTGTCCGTTTTGCCCATCGATAGCCTAGTGTGCACTTCATGTGCACATTAGGCCGTTTGGAGTACATTCGAATTTCTCTGAGACGAAATGCATTCTAACCGAGTAATCGAATTTGTGGACTCGATTACTCTATTGATTGCACTTCACTTACGCTTTATGGCAATTCCTACGAATCCACCAGAGTGAAAGTAAAGCGTTGTCGTGTCCATTTGCTTGACTTGATCACCAAGTGATGCAATCCAATTATTAGCTCGACGCCCTCGCCAATTGGCATGACGAATTGTGCTTCGCTTGTTCATTAGAAAGGAGCTCCATCAAATGTCGTGTTCCACAATGGACGATTAGCCAACCGATATACAACACGCTCACTGATGAACATGTCACTGTTACGCCAATACTTCAGCATTACAGTGTCCGTTGGCTCGTACAATCCAGTTCGTACGGCCTTGCTTCCGCTATATGTGAATGTGATTTCAATTATCTTGCGCAACTTCACCCTAAAAGCTCCTCGCAAATCAAGCACTGACCATCCCGCTTTTCACAGTTAACGACATGCTCGTACAATTCATCATCAGTCATGTCATCGGAATGGTTTTCACTGTTCTGTTCTGATTCCTCATCCAACATGGTGTGGGCGCCCCAAATTCCAGTCACGTGAGCTTTTTCGATAAAGGTTTTGTTTGCGCAAAACAAAAAAGCCCCGCAACCTAATTGGTTACGGGGCTTAATTGCTAATGCTGTCCAGCCTTATTCGGAATGATTTGGTGATCATCCGATTGCGGAACTATATGATACCACTTTTTTTCACCACAATGATCAACCGAAATTTGCGTCTTGCATACCATGCAAATTCGCGGCGGGTAGGTGCGCGGCTCTAACTGCACCTTGTTCTTCTTACGCCAGATTCTCATTTTACCCCTTAGCTGAAAATGGCCGAGCAACTTTCGCTGCCCGGCCATTTCATTTCGCTTAGTTCTTGTTTGCGTTTGCGCGGTCCTGCATTGCCTTCTGCTTTGCACTCAATGCAGCAGTTGCCGGACCCTGCGGAACACGAGGCAGATTCTCATTTGCCTTAGTGTCCTCATTTACCTTCGCAGGCTCATTTGCCTTTTCGATTGCCTCTGCCTTGTTTTCCTCGGCGGGCTTTTCGGCAGGCTTTTCGGTTTCGGGCTTCGCGCTGTCGTCCGACTTGTTCTCAGTGTCAGTGGACTTTGCGCGCACATTCCGCGTCACCTTGAACTTCACGGTCTGCGGAATCTTCGTGGTCTTTTCGTCGTTGGGGTTCTGAACTTCGATGTCACGAGTGAAATCGAATTCCACAACCTCAGGCAGTGCGGCCGAGTCACGGAATGAAGCATTGTACGCCTCGTACATGCGGCGCTCCAATGTCTCATCGTCAATCGCGTTGTCCGTGAGCTTCTTTGCGTTCCACTTCTCGTTCAAGACGTCAGCAGCAATGATGAAATTGCTCTTACCGCCCTTTGTGACGACCACACCGTCCATTTCAACGGTGTCGATGCGTGTCCGGTACTGGCGTCCCTCGGAAATTCCACCCATGGACTTTCGTCCGCGACCGCCCTTGATGGATTGCACCTCAGGGATGAGCGAAAGTACACCACCGTCGATTGCTTTGCCAGCAATCGTGAGGTACTGGTCTGCGATATCGGCGAATGCTGCTGCGCGTGCCTTCTCGTCTTCGATGAGCTTTGCTTCTTCGTTTGCCGCCTTGCGCTCGATTTCGACTTGTTCCGGAGTGAGCGGCGGCTGAATTTGGGTCTTTGCCCATGCACGAAGCTTATCCTTAAGCTTCATCATTTCTTCGACAACCGCCTGGTAGTTCTTCTCGATTTCGAGAATTTCAGCCGGTGCCTGATTCGCATTCGTGCGAGTTGTCCAAAGCGCATCCAAGACAGATTCGTCATTGGCGTCCGCTGCGCGCGTCTGCTGAATTCGCAGGACACGCGAATTGTGACGTGCAACCAATTCGAAAAGACCGGTGAGGGTCTTTTCGATCATGTCGGTTACCGCTTGAGGCTGACCGGTGTCAGCGAGGATCGCAGCGAACGGAGATTCGGTCACTGCGTCTTCGGCCTTAACCTCGGTCGTTTCGGACATTTCTCGTTCCTTTCGGGTTGGCGTTGCTCCCTACCCAGATATTACCACATGGCGAGAGCGAATCGCGCACCTACGCGCGTTCCAATGCACACAGTTCAGGGTCAGACAGTAGTCATACCGGACGCTGCGTGCAAAGGAAACAACGCATGGGATGAATTCAAGGTTCGACGCAATTCAGATTACACAGCGCTTTGATATCGCGCTCTCAGACTAATTCGGCATTAGGCACACTGTTGAATTGAAAAGAGCGAGCAATTCGCGTCTGCGATGAGGCGACTTACGACGCGCTTGCGAGATACATACTAGGCGACCAGCCAAAAATTCCACTCGCAATTCCAGCCGGGCTTTGACCGCGCAGACCAATTCGGCCTGCGCGCGTCAAAGTCAGGTTGGATCACTTACCGGCAGGCGACCAAATGCACCAGAGGACTTTGCCCGTTTTGCAATCGAATACCTCTGCGACAATCCAGCGGTATCCATCTGCCCCGTCGATTTCTCGGTATTCGTAATCGAGCGGACCGCCAGGAATTTGGATGAATTCTGAGCGAGCTACGACCATTTGCGCTGTGTGCTTTGCGTCGGCTACTTCGCGAAACCTCTTCAGCATTTCAGTTCTCCTCGTCGTGAGTGCACTCTTTGATTGCGCGAATTGCTGCGTCAAGCATGGGAATCAATTCTTCGATCTCCAGCTCGTTCCCGTAGTAGCCTTTTGCGATCAATTCAAGCGCTTCGTCTTTTTCTGAGGCCATTTCAATTCCCTTCCTTTCTGTGAATTCTTGCGAACCCTTCGAATTGGCCCGACGGATGAATCATGGCATGTTGTCCGAGATTTCCACTCGCGATTCCGTTTTAGGTTCCGTAATCTGCCAGGTACCGTTTTCTCTTGTCAACCATTCGCGCGAACTCAGTTCAAGCCCTTGCCGTCAACCAGACGAACACATAGAATAGGGGCAGCGGAGCAAGGAACGCCTAAGCCCCAAATTAGGTTTGTTCCTTAAAAAGAATGCCCACTTTCGGACGGGATTTGGTGGCCCTAGTCCCGTCCGTCCACTCCCCCATCATTTACTTAACACGGGAGGGTATTGTTCGTTGGACAGGTATGCAATCCAATTGTTGAGGCACGCCTGGAAAGTGGATACTCAGTAACCACTTTGGCTAAAAAGTTGGGCGTCTCCAAACAATACATTTCTCGCGCTGAACACGGAACGTATTCGTCACTTAATAATAAGCTCATTACGTATGGCTCAAAGCAGCTTGGAATTAAGCCAGGCGTTTTTGTCCAGCGCTACAAGGAATTCCAGAATGTAACCCGAGTGGCCACGGTCGAAAATGTCAACCCTCAAATGTTGGCACGCAGAGGTAGCAAGTCTCCCGGGAATGTCATTTTTGTAAACTGGCGCTCCGGGTACTGGAATTCTATAACCTCTTTTTGCAATGCATTCTGTCTTCATCCAGAAATTGTACGAGCATATGAAGATGGGATTCGTGAAGAAATGCCAGCTTCCATGCGTGATATATTGTCAAAGCTAAAAATTCTTGACCCCAATTGGTGTGATGACCCAACAAAAGTTCAAAAGTCAAATCCACTTGATTTCTTGAATAGCGCACAGCGGACAATCGAAATACTCAAGCGAAATAGTATTTCACCCCTGAAGCCCTGAAGCTCTGTACGCCGTTCTAAGGCATGTTCAGGAAGCGACCTTCCCTATCTACCCACAAGGGGGTCTGGACGCTCAGAGGTGCCTTCAAGCGCCGGGAAGGGGTATCTGTGGGGTTTGATCATGCGATCCGGCCCCGGACCCCTCTAGATGATCTTGAAATGAGGAAAAATGGCCAAACCCATGTCGGCAAACCAATTTATTTCACAAATGACCCGTTGGGGAATTACGGTACACGAGGATTTCCGTGATTGGGCAACACATAATCGCGGCAACAGAGGGAATGGATGGGGACCCGTTCACGGAATTGTGCAGCACCACACTGGAGCAGATAACACAACGCCTGATTTCCTCTATCACGGAGACGGCAATCTCCCAGGGCCGCTCTGTCATGTGGGAAACGATGTCAACGGAATTCTTCATCTCATTGGATGGGGGCGGGCAAATCACGCTGGTGGTGGAGACTCGCGAGTCCTAAATCATGTAATTAATGAGGATTACGGTCAACATATCCTCGTTCCTAAATTTGGCGAGGGAGACGATGGCGCTTACGATGGAAATGGTGTTTTCTACGGAATAGAGAACATGTATTCCGGTGGACACCCAATGAGCACCAAGCAAATGCACACAGCAATTCTTTTTTCCGCTGCGATTTGTGAATTCCACCAATGGACTGAGCTAAGTGTAATTGGCCACGGAGAATGGTCACATTACAAAACTGATCCAAGCGAAAGTGAAAATGGCAAGAAGATGATGGATATGGTCCAGTTTCGCAATTATGTAAAGGTTGCACTTAAGGCTGGACCCGGCCACAAGCCGTCAATTGAAACCAAAGTTCCAAGGTTCCCTGGAATTCTGCACCCTGGAATTACCTCTAAATATGTCACAATGCTCGATGAGCAACTGATAAAAATCGGATATAAGCGGTATTACAACAGCGGCCCAGGTCCATATTTCGGAAAAGGTACCGCAAATGCAGTTAAGGCATTCATGTCTCACCATAAGGAATTGTGGACCGGCGGCGAACCTGATTCAATAGTTGGCCCTAAGACATGGGAAGCAATCTTTAGAACAAAGGATTAAAAAATGAGGACGTACACACGAACACATATTCATGTGACTTTCGCTAATCCATACCTTAGATGTGAAACTTGCGGGAAAAGGGCAGAAGGATTTCACGATGAAAGTAAATGTGGATGCACAGAAGGAAATTACAATGTCCCCTGTGAGCATCCGATCGGGGTGAACGATATTTGCCCCTCATGGTCTCCCGTTGACGGATGTACTTGCAAAACGCCTCACGCGAAAGGCTAGTGGGATGGATGGTTCAGAATTCACGATTGAAATTTCAAAACAGCCTGAAAGTTTTGTGCGAGAGTTCTGGATCAAAGTTCCTATTGGCGAACAAATGCTATATCATTTTTGGAAAGGAGAAGAACAACCCAGCATGCAATCTCTGATTGACAAGCTAGCTAAAGCTTTTACCGAATGGTTGGAGGAAGGGAATAATGAACGAACAGGAACAAACGTCATCCCCCTCTCCTCAAGGAAGCTTTTTGACCGATGAAGAACTCGATTTGGTTTTCTTCATTGAACGCTATCATTCTAGTACTGGCAATTCACCTGATGACAAAAAGATATGTCAAAGGTTTTCAAACATCACGCCAGAGTTCCTCTCAGCCTTCAAAAAGAATCCGCTTGTCCTTCGGTCAATGGCGGCTCGCGGCATTCCATTCCCGGACCCCGGCGAAAAGTTTTCTCAGCGTCAAATGTCTGCTGCCGCCACAATGCTTTCATATGTTGATCGTCGTTCGGACGAGAAAAAGCTACGTGATATTGGCGTCACTCCGCGAGAGTGGGCAGGATGGCTCCAAGATGAAGAATTTGCCACCTATCTACGGGATAGATCAGAAAGGATGGCAACAAATTCCCTTCATGAAGCACACCTTGGATTGATTAAGGGAATGCGCTCAGGAAATACGGCCTCGATCAAACTTTTTCTAGAAATGCAGGGCCGATACAATCCTGAGCAGGAAAATGCAATTAATGTAAGACTCGTTCTACATAAGTTCATTGAGGTAATTCAGAAATATGTGCGCGATCCTATTACGCTACACAATATTGCACGAGACCTCTCAAGTATTGCAACTGAAGAAAGTTTTGGCCAGGCTTTGGGGAGAACGATAATCCAAGGAGACAATTCGTTTTCACCCAGAGTGAAACCGGCCGAAATTGTTTCATCTGAACCACCCATGTTCGAGCCGCCAAGGATCGGAAAATGACGATGGAACTAACTCCTTCAAATTCTCCAACGGATCCATTCGGGCAAGTTACGCCAGAACAGCAAACAAAAGATTCAGCACATCAAGGACCAATTCCTGAAATTGTCAATCAAGCTCATTTTAGGGCTGACACCGATTCACACCAACATGCACTACATCACACTCTTGGTAAGGGAAGAAATCAGTCAGCTCCAGGGGCTCACATTCATGATGGTGTTGATTCCCTAATGCTAGGTCCCATGATTTTTGATTCCACGCCAGGAAATGAAGGAAAAATAATACCTTCTCTCTCCATATCTGGTTCACGCGGGGGCAATGCAGCACTTGCTTCCGTCATTGCGCTCCTTCAACAAGTCATAAATTTCACTGATAATACGACAGCCTAAGGGGCGCAAAGTGGTCATCAAGGAATTCACTGGGACCGTAACCGCAGTAACCAATGGCGGTGCAAGTTTTATTTATGAGGGAACTGCCACGTTCAGTTTGACTCTTAAGGACCCAAGCACGCCCGGATACACTCTGGAGCGTGCTTGTCTTATGCTCGATGCAATTTGTGATCAACTTTACCAAGATAATCAAAGTGTCACAATCACTGGCACAGTGGTTTCATCTGATGACGCAAATACTGAACTTCTTTACACATGGAGCCCCAATCACCCTCGATGAATTAGAGGATACATGGGAAGCTATACAACAAAGTATAAATTTTACAAACCAGATCCAAGTGAAAATGTAAATGTGGATACACACCTAAATGCCAATCTGGGAATCGTAGATTCTAGCCTTAGAGGTCAAGTTGATTATGAACAATACCTCACAGCTCAGTCTGGAATCGATAATACAACTTTGTCAAAAGTAAAAAAAGGTCACAAATTTTACAAGCCTTACAGTAATTCTGTTATAGCTTCTGCTGGCTCTGGAAATTTTCCATGGCAAGACAAGAATGCATCTGTACCCAGTTTTACTAAAATTGATACATTCAATATCTTGAGCACGATTTCAGGCCCATGGGCCGCACATCCAGTTTTTCCGCCCGGGTATAGACTAATTACTTCGCCCGGAAGCGGAACGACCGAAGTGGAATTTTTCGGTAGAATTTGGCAGACGGGTTCACCAATTACATCAAACTTCACGTTTACACCCGTGCTGACCCTTTCCGTGGCTCCACAAGCAATCGTGCCAGCAACATCAAAATATTTTCAAGCAAGTGGAGGCGATTGTACTTCTGGGTATATGACGTATCGTCTAATATTCAATGCTGCCACTGGAAATATGGATCTCTACAAAATGGGTAGCGGAGTGCCTGTAGCGGGTTCTGAGAATTATGTTGATTTTAGTGGAGTCCGATACAGTTTGGAGGAATAGTGACCTATCTTAATTTCAATAAAGTTGTGCCTCCTTACCCAAATGATCCACTGGTAGATGTAAATAACCATCTAAATGCAAACTGGGATACACTAGAAACAAAGTTGAATGCTCTAAATCTCGGCTCTACAACAATTATAAGCCCAGATGTTGGTCAAGAAATTGTTAGCTCAACTCCAAATTTTCGAGTTTGGAATGGATCGGCCTGGCGGGATCCTGATAATATTTCAGCAGCGTGGACAGCGTGGAATTTGGTACCTCTAAGTGGAAATGTCGTTACTCGAACAAGTGGATCTAGCTCCTTTCCGCTTAAGTGGCGGTCAAATCCACTAATAAGGCAAGTCCAATTGGTTGGTGGACTACAAAGGGACGTATCTCAAACGGCATGGGCAACAGGATTTACTGTAATCACAGATGGAGCTTCTGGAATTCCATCAACACAGGGCCCAATTGGTGGACTATCGCTTCAAGAATCAGCAGCAGCACTACCAAATTCACCGGCAAATGGAGCCTGCGGACGTCACCAAATTGATATCAGTGGTGGCTTTGTTCGAATTCAGTCACGTTATGTCGGTGGCCCCGGCGGAGGAAATTTTCTAATGTACAATGGAGTGAAATGGTGGTACTGAATGACTGATCTTTATGCAAACTGGGCACAGCTTGCGGCGAATGAAACTTTGAATGTTGATTATAGACTTCCAGTAAGATATAATACGTCAAGCGTAGCCCATATTGCAATTCATGGTGGAGCAATTGAGCCTGGAACTACAGAATTGGCAAGCTCATGCGCAGCATTTGGATATCAGAATTACTATTCAGTTGAAGGAATAAAAGCTTCAAATAATAGCGACCTACATATTACTTCGACTAATTTTGATGAACCCACTGCTCTAAATTTGGTGGAGAGTTCTAATTTTTGTTTTAGCTTTCATGGCTTCACCGGCACAGCCGGAGTTGCTGAAAGTTATATTGGCGGACTAGATACAGTAAATAGAGATCTAGTAGTTTCTGCATTGCAGCGCGCTGGATTCACCGCAAGCAGTGGAACGCAAGAATTGAATGGCAATGACCCTACAAATATTGTCAATAAAACTCTTCAAAATAAGGGCGTGCAGATTGAAATTTCAAACGCTCAGCGCGCCCTATTTTTTCCATCAAGTGATTTGAGTAGAACAAATCGTGAAACGGGTATTCGAACCGACGCTTTTTATCAATACGTAAAAGCAATTGTCAGTGTCTCGAATGCGGTGGAAGATCGGCCACAGCAGACAAGCAATTATAAATTCAATAAACCATTGTCAACTGATAAAATAAATGACTTTGAGACATGGCTAAATGCAAACTGGGATAAGGCGGCCTATTCGACAGCGCCTTTGCAAATCACTGGCGCACTCCCCCAATCTGGTCCATTCAATATCGGTGATAGAATTTATCGAACTGACGATACGTCAATTTACATCCTAATCTGTAAAGATTCCACATGGGGATGGTTTTGGCGTCCGGTTCATGCAGCAATTTCACCATGGATCACTGTTCCAAATTCAGTAATTGGATCGGGCTGGACAGGAAATCCAGATCCATCAAATCCATTTGCCGTAGCACTAGATAACCGTGGAAGCTGCCATTGGCGAGGTGCGATAGCTCTTACCTCAGGGGTTATGACCCCCAATGTTAATTATCTACCCCTCGCCAATGTTCCTGTAGGCATTCGCCCCCGCATGGGAATGTCAACATTTCTGGGGTATTCATCATTTGGTGCAGCGTCAGGAGAAATTGAGAGCGCGCGAATCTTTATAAACTCAACAAGTGGCCAAGTGCTTTTTTATGTTCAAGGAGTATTTACGGTAGGGTCGCAGATATCAAAGCTTTATCTTGATAAGGTAAAGTATCCGATCGGAAATGCAATATATGATGTAGCGTAAGGAAGATTTTCGACTTTCCTAAATTCAGCGGGAGCGTCGAAATCCTAAGCGAGCGGTAGACTGTTGCAAAACGGGCACGGCCCCGGAGGGGTTCTGCCCGTGAAGCAATAGTCCTGCCCGCTGGATTTCGTAAGCGAGGGACCCGCTGAATTTTTAGGAAAGTTAAAATCTTCCTGCGTCTTTTATGAAGATGGAGGAATTTGCCTCGTGCCCCAAAACGAATTGTCACGATTCAAGATGCTTTCCGAGACCTCGGAGAAAATCTCGCGAGAGTTGCGGACTTCCCGGACATCAACTCGTACCGGCCTCATTACAAGCAGGAGCTTTTTCATAGAGGTGTTGAGAGAATTCGTCTGTATATTGGCGGAAACCGTTCCGGAAAAACCACAGGGGGTATTGTCGAAGATATTTGGTGGCTCACAAGAAAGCATCCTTACCAGCGAATTCCAGACCGTCCAATCGCAGGACGGATCATTTCGGTTGATTTTCTCAATGGAATTGAAAAAATCATCAAGCCCCAGCTAAAGCAATGGCTTCCTCCTTCATTGCTTCGTGGTGGAACGTGGACAGACGCGTATGAAGCAAGTACGCGGACTTTGTATTTGGATAATGGTTCTTTCGTTGAATTGATGTCTTATGACCAAGATTTGGATAAATTCGCAGGTACATCTCGTGATTTTGTTCATTTTGACGAAGAGCCACCGGAAGCAATCTATACAGAGAATATGGCGCGTCTTATCGACCGCAAAGGTCATTGTTGGATTACAATGACTCCAATTGAGGGTATGACATGGATTTATGACACAATTTATGAACCTGGAATTCTAGGGTCAGGTTCAATAAAAGTAATTGAAGTGGGTATGGAAGAAAATCCTTACCTTGACCAAGAAGAGGTCCAGGTATTTCTAAATTCTCTTAGTGAGGATGAAAAGAATGCACGAGGACATGGCAAGTTTGTACAAATGGGCGGTCTCGTCTATAAAGGATTCGACCCAAGAATTCATTGCGTTGAATCCGTGGATTTGGACCAACTTCGCAACCGTGAAATCTATACATGGTACCTTTCGCTCGACCACGGGTTCAACAATCCAACCGCGGTGTTGTGGCATGCTGTCGATTTGGACAACAACGTCATCACTTTTGCGGAGCATTATGAGTCGGGAAGAATCGTTGATTATCACGCACAAGTCATACATGAAAGGAATCGTATCCATAAAAGGGTGCCTGATATCAACATTTGCGATCCTGCTCTGGCTCAAAGGCAACCGCTCACGGGAACCTCTATTCAGACTGAATATGCTATCAGGGGAATTGGATTCGCCCTTGGCAATAATGATGTCCAGACGGGCATTGCGAAGGTATCTCAATATCTTGCAATACGAAATGACGGTAAGCCGTCCTGGCATATTTCGAGGTCTTGTGGTAACCTGATAAGAGAAATGCAAAGGCTGCGTTGGAAAACGTGGGCCAGCAAGAAACAAGCTTCACAGAATAACCCGTATGATCAAATTCACAAAAAAGATGATCACGCATGTGATTCAGCTAGATACTTTTTCAGCTTTATGCCTGAATTGAAAACTATCCCCCCGCTTCCTGATTCAAACCCTTCGGCGGGTATTCCACAAATTGGAAGTAATGGAATGAGGCCGATTCATGGTTTCACCGATCCTAACCTTCGTCCGGAAAATCTTGGGCGAGGAAAAACAAATTGGAAAATTGTATTGAGTGATGATATGTAAAAGATGCAGGACTGCTGCTGATAGAAATTGGCAGAAAAGACATGAAACATGCGACAATTTCTGGACTAAAAAGCCAGATGGAATCGGCATAATTTTGCGAGAAGTTCCTAGTACAACTCATTGTGACTGTCAACATTTGCCTAAGGGAGCCTGGAATGGTGGACCTCGATCCTAAGATTTGGGAAAATCCTACACTTGGCGATGCAGCAACAAATGGTTTCATTGATGAGATGGAAGCACAGGCAATTGAGAACGCCGCAGCTAAGCGAGAAGGGCGACAGCCCCTAATTGCTCGTCGTCTTCACCGTTACCCCGGGGCTTCGAATGATGTAAATATTGATTCTTCTTACGATAGCGGTATGAGATGGTATAATTCTTGGGAACTTCCTGAGACTGATCCTGATTATGCACCTAGGTCTAACGAATTTTCTGAAGTTGAGCCGCAGGCGGCACCAGTTAATAATGGTGCTTACGGTGCAGCAATGGATCCTGATTTTCTTTTTGAGGAGCACCCTGCGAATGAAGATTGATTTTCAGCTTAAAGAGCTGAGCCCAAATTCTCGATTTTCTATTCATGAGGCTCCTCCGCTATTTCCAGGTTGCTGCTTTATTTGTAGCACGGGGTCGGGAGATGGGAGAAAATTTCTTTATTTTGGCAAGAGTTTGCCTCTTCAGGGAGCTATTTATTTTTGCTCTGAATGTGTTAGGGAAATAGCAGAAGCTATTGGCTATTATCCTTCTGAAGTTCTTCAAATGCTCCTAGAAGGAAATAAAGAATTTCAGTCTGCTAACCAATCGCTAAAAAAAGTGTTGGAAAGTAAGGATGAGACAATTCGAACTATGGCTCGCACCATCAGTGATTGCAATTGTAGCATTGGCGGGTCTAATCCTTCTGATGATGAAATTGATGAAGCTTGTTCAGAATCAGAATCAGATGATCCGAAGCCTCTCAAACTTGACGGCCTCGAAAGATTTGGCAGCATACGTAGCGCTGGAGAAGACGAATAATTCAGAAATTAACGATGGAATACAGTTTGTCCCGCTTGATGATGAGTCAGTTGCGCGAAGGCTTGCTAGCGAGTATTCTGATAACGGGATGGATCCTTCTATGGCTTACGCAAAAGAAGATGATCCTCTCATTGACTTTGGTGGAACAGAAGCTTTTCATTAACGGAGAAGGGGGTGAATGGCTGCCCTAATAAAAGGATTCAGTACAAATGGAAGTAAGCAGGCTCCGACTTCAGATCAATCTGAACTTACACCTGAACAAATTTCTGCAACTGCAAATAGATCAAAAGACGCAGAGTTTGCGAACAAGGTAGTAACTTGGGCTAAATCTGCTCACGTTCGCTGTAGAGCGAAGCGTCAGCAAATGGAACGTCAATGGTACATTAACATGGCGTTCTATATTGGTCGTCAGAATGTAATGACGATTCCAGTGAATCAGGGGAATTCTTCGGGCACGCGACTTTATACACCCCCCGTTCCATATTATCGATCGCGGCCTGTTTTTAATCGCATTCGTCCCATCATTCGTACTGAGCTTTCACGCCTTACCTCACAAAAGCCCTCCGCGACAATCGTTCCGGCTACGGGCGAGGATCAAGATTTGGCAGCGGCTCAAGCTGGCGAACAGATTTGGGAAGCGATTTATAGAGAGAAGAAAATTAGGACTGTATTTCGCCAGTCTTGTTTTTGGTCTCTTATTTGCGGCGTGGGTTTCATGAAATGTTATTGGAATCCTGCCCAAAAGGATGAAGATGGATCTAAGGGCGATTTCTGCTATGAGACAGTGACGCCATTTCATCTTTTTGTTCCTGACATGCTCTGCGAAGACATTGAAGATCAGCCATATGTAATCCACATTCAGACTAAATCTCTGGAGTGGGTGAAAATGCATTATCCTAACATTAAGGCTCAGCCTAACGTTATGGAGGCTGACGATATTCTTAGTGATTCTTTTCTTTCTCTTGTCGGTGCAAATGATATGCGCCGAAATGCTGTTCTTATATATGAGGTATGGGTAAAGCCGGGAAATGTTGAATTTTTGCCTGATGGCGGAATGTTTACAATTGTTGGTGACACTCTTGTTCAATTCGTAGAGGGAAATCCATACAAGCACGGACAATATCCGTTCGTAAAGTTTCCCCATATTCCAACAGGCCGTTTTTACGCAGACTCGATTATTAATGATCTTTTGCCGGTTCAGAGAGAATATAATCGAACCCGTGGTCAGGTAATTGAGTCTAAGAATAGAATGGCTCATCCTCAATTGATTGCTGCTCAGGGTTCGGTATTGGCGTCTAAAATGACGACTGAACCTGGTCAGGTAATTTATTACAAGCTTGGATTTCCCCCTCCGGAACCTTTGCCTTTGCAGAGTGTCCCAGCTTATGTAATGCAGGAAATTGATCGTCTTCTCATGGATTTTGAAGACATTTCCGGTCAGCATCAAGTTTCAAAAGGTCAGGTACCTCCGGGAATTACTGCTGCAACTGCTATCTCTTATTTGCAAGAGCAAGACGATTCCATGCTTTCAACAACCTATTCTGCGGTGGAAGACGGTTTTGAAAAAATAGGGTATCAGACTCTTTGTTATGTGAAACAATACTGGAATACACCTCGCTTGGTTAAAGTTGTTGGCCGCGATGGTCAATTTAATGTTCTCGCTTTTCAGGGTTCAGACCTGAGAGAGAATACAGATATTAGAATTGAAGCTGGTTCCGCGCTCCCAACTTCAAAAGCTGCCAAGCAAGCTCTTTTGATGGATCTTATGACTCAGGGATTCATTCCACCCGAAAAGGGTCTAGAGCTTATGGAAGTTGGAGGAGTGCAGCGTCTTTATGAAGAGATTCAAATTGATTCTGCACAAGCTTCTCGTGAGAACATGAGAATGGCCGCTGTTACACAGGATGTATTGAGTCAATATCTTCTTACTTTTGTTGCTCCTCCTGACCCAACCGAATCGGATCCAATTATTGGAGCACCGATTCCACCTGATCCTAATGCTCCGCCACAGTTGGTAGATCCAAACACTGGCGGACCTTTGGTGGATCAATCTGGACAACCAACCGAACCTCCGCTAATTGTTCCAGTTAATTCTTACGATAATCACCAAATTCATATTACAGTTCATAATAATTACAGGAAGTCCCAACAATACGAAGGTCTTCCTCCAGAAGTAAAAAGTCTTTTTGAAGAACACGTTAATCAACATATGCAAATGCTTGGGATGATCCCCGGGCAACCTGCCCCAACTATGAATTCCAATCCGATTTCATCTGGCGGAATGCAGGCCGGTCAGGTAACTCCGGAAATGCTTCAGCAAGTTTCACAACAAAGCTCAGGGCCACAAAATGGTCCACAGCCTGGTCAAAATCAACAAACTGAACAAGCTGGGCCCCAATCCTTCCCTGGAGGTATTTAATGGCTGGAATTCAGATTGGTCCCATCAGGAACGGCATTACGAATTCTCAGCGAGCCGTTAGTGGGCAGCTCGGTGGAGCTTCGAATTTTACAACTCCTGTGAATTATTCTTCAATTACAGCACTTCGTTCCGCTCTTTCGACAGCAAATGGGACTTATTACACTACCGCACGACTCGACTCCATGACTGTAAATGACATGATTTTTGCATTGCGCAGTATTCAGGACCCTAAGACAATTTCGGATTATTTTACTGCACAGGCGGCATAAATGGCGAACCTCCCTCCTTTCCTTATCTCAAAGCAACAGGGAAATGGAAATGAACCCCCTTCTCCTGGTGCCCCAAATGGCGGAACTTCTTCCGGTAAGGTTCCTCCTCAGTTCCTAAAGGGAAAGAATAAAAAGGGAAATAGTGGCCGTCAGGCTGCAATTGCTCGACGAATGAAATCCATCGCTCAGCAGAAAAGGTGAAAAACTAGATGACGTATAGCCTTAGCCAAATTGAGGATATGTTTAAATTTCATCCCCCAAAGGATGATTCAGTAATTGATGCTCACAATACGGTTAGGGCTACTCTAGTTTCCGCGGCCAAGCTTATTCTTGACTGTACTCCCCCATCGGTTGAACAAGACATTGCTATCGATAGGATTCGTGAAGCAATGTTTTGGTCTAATGCTGCAATTGCTTGCAATCAAGAGAATCGAGGTTGAAATGTCTCGCCACCCCTCAATTCAGCATCTTGTAAATCTTCTCAAAGTTAATGAAAATCTCCCAGAGGATCTCAAGAAGATTTCTTCTCGATTCGAGAAGCTTCGGGATGACCTTTTGGAGGATGTCAAGGAAGACACTCCGGAAGTTGCAGCCGGTCTCCGAAAGATTCTTGAAGCTAAGGATTGTTTTGTTCGCGCTGGCGGACTGGTTTTGGGTCAGATTTCTGAACTTGTAGATGATGTAACGACGGATCCTGAGACCGACGGTGAAGTAAATTCTCCCGTTGAATCAAATCTCCCAGTAGAGTCTAATTCTTCTGATGTTTCGGTTGACCAGGCTGGCGTAAGCCCTACCGAGTAGTTAATATCTATATACGGTCTAGGGCCTCTTTGAGGTACGGGCCTGAGAAGAGGAATTAAAATGGGAACGCCAATTGATCCCGGTGCGGTACAGGGTGACCCGAATACTCCAGGGCCAAATCCGGCATGGAATGACGTTCTTTCGCAGGTTCCTGCGGAATATCACCAAGTCCTAACGGATAATTTCAAGAAGTGGGATCAGGACGCTCAATCGAAGATAGAGCAGGCCAACAACAAGATAAAGGCTTTTGAGCCTTATCAGGCTTTTCTGGATAACCAGATTCCCCCCAGCGAACTTGAAAATGGTTTGCGCCTCATGTATGAGGTCAACACCAATCCAAAGGATGTATGGGAAGCTTTGGGTAAGGCGTATAATTTGACGCCTGCCCAGGTTCAGCAAATCGCTAAAGACGCTGCCGGTGCCGGTGATGGTACCGATCCAAATACTATTTCGCAGCAACAGCAAATGCAGGATCCTCGATTTGATCAGCTTAAGCAGGGAATTGAGCTTGTTTCTCAAATTGTTCTTCAAGATCAGCAGGCAAAGCAAGCTGCTCTTGAAGATCAAAAGCTTGATGCTGAATTGAAGGAACTTGAAAAGAAGCATGGTAAATTTGATCAGGGTTATGTTCTCGCGATGATGCATAATGGTCTTGACGGTGAATCTGCTGTTAAGGCTTTTCAGTCACTTCGTACTGGAATTCTTCAAGATGGCGAACAGCCTTTCGCTCCACAGATCATAGGAAGTTCGTCCGGTGGTACCGGATACCCTTCTCAGGCAATTGACCCCAGGAAGCTTGACGATAAAGGCACTCGCGATTTGGTTCGCCAAATGCTTGAGGCTGCCAATCGTCAGCCATAATTAAGTCGGAGGTACATGGGAGCTACGCTCACCACCGCCACAAACATTCTTAAGGAAATTTACGAACCCCGCATTCAAGACCAACTTCAGAATATGCTCACTACCTCAAAGAGAATTGAGCAGACCTCAGAAGGTGTAACTCAGGATGTTGGTGGTAAGTACGTAGTTTTCCCAATTCACACCAAGCGTAACCCTGGAATTGGTGCTCGTCAGGAAATGGAAACACTTCCTACAGCAGGTAATCAGGGATATGCGCGTGCGCAGGTCAATTTGGCCTACCTCTATGGCGCAGTAAGACTCTCTGGTCAGACAATGGAATTGGCGAAGACAAATGCTCAGGCATTTGCTTCTGTTCTTGATCAGGAGATTAACGGAATTCAGACGGACTTGGCAAAGGATATGAACCGCCAGATCTATGGAACTTCCGTTGGCGCAATGGCTGTTGCAAATGGTACTTACACTACGACAAATACCTTTCCCACGAATAATACTCAGTACATTGAACGTGGTCAGGTAATCGATATTTATGATTCCACTGGGGCTACACAGAGAGCCACTGCTCGAAATGTTACTGCCGTCGTAAAGAATACTTCAGTAACTTTTGATGGTGCTGCTATAACTGGTGCTGCGAACGACATTATCGTTCGCCAGGGAAACCTCAATCGAGAGACAATAGGTCTTCAGCAGATTGTCTCAAACACGGGCACTCTTTACAATATTGACCCTACGGTTGAAACTCTCTGGCAGTCAATTGTAGATTCTAATAGTGGTACTAACCGTGCACTTTCTGAATCTCTGATGATTAAAACCGTAGATAACGTCATTACCAATGGTGGCAGCACAACTGCAATTTTCACTACTCTTGGTGTGCGTCGATCTTACTTCAATCTTCTTTCACAGCAGCGTCAGTATGTGAACACGCAGAAGTTTGAAGGTGGATTTACGGGCCTCGCATTCACTACGGATAATGGCGAAATTCCAGTCATCTCTGATGTTGACTGTCAGCCGAACCGTATGTATTTCCTCAACGAAAAGCAGTTGAAGATTTATCGTGAGGGAGATTGGTCCTTTATGGACATGGATGGCAATAAGTGGCAGCGCGTAATTGGTGTTGATGCTTATGATGCAACACTTTACAAATACTGCCAGCTCGGCACTCACCGACGTAATTCTCATGCCATTGTTCAGGATGTCACCGAGAGCTAATTCTTTTTCTTGAGGCGGCCCTGGTGAATTAACTGGGGCCGCCTTTTGGTATAAATGGAGGAAAATGGCAGAAATTGAATCAAGAAATACAATGCTTCAAAACTCATTTATAAAAAATGGTGATGGCGATTATGCCATTAAGACTGCTCCTGCAAATCCTACTCTTGCCTATGCAACTTCATCAAATAGTAGTGGCGTTGTTACTTCACCTGGCGCCGGTGCCTCAATTGCTGCAACAAGTTCAGTTTCAGCAGGCGTTTATGATGTAACAGTAACTGTTTTTATTACTGGCACAACAGCTACAGCGGATATTAATAATTGCCGTCTTACCGCTGCGGGAAATTCCGTTGGCAGAATTATTGCACCAATCAATGGAACAAGTGGTGCAAATTCGAATGCCGTAACCACATTTCGAGTAAATATGGGTTCTAATGGAACTTTTGCAGTAATTGCGGTTGGAGCGGGAACTACTGGAGCTATTTATGCAGCTTCAGTAATTGCCAATAGGGTGGCGTAATGGGTGATAAAAATCTCTCTCATTTGATGGCAAATGGAAATTATTATTTTCCTGAGGGTGGTCATTTCGTCAGCCAGAAGCAAGTCAGGATTCACCAAATTCTTCAAGATTACGACCCGAATCTTGAATTGCAGTGGATCCCGCCGGACAGGAGATCCGCCGCTGACGTGGCGTTCCGTGTGCTCTGTAGACCCCCAGGAAGGGCCCCGTATGTCGTTGTGACGGCCTCTGAGGCGGACGAGAGGCTCCTTGCCAGAGTCTTTGAGAGCGACCAGCGTAGAGCCGCACAGCGCCTCGGGAAAAATGAGAATTTGCTCAATTTTATAGATAATTACAATAATGCTCTTGAACTCATGAAGGCAAAGGAAAGAGAGGAAGCTCGAAAAGAAGACCATGAAATTGCAGCGAGAGCATTTGCTAATGAGAAGTCCAGATTCAGGCACAAGGTCAATGGAAGGGTGATTGACTTTGAACGTAGCTCAGATAGCCAGTCGAGTAAAACGATCATTTGGCGATGAAGCTGGAATTCAAATCACCGATGATGACATAATCGGTTGGATCAATGAGGCTCAAGAGCAAATAGCGAATGATAATCAAAGTCTTCTTGAAGCAACCGGAGTGGCAGATATAGTTGCGGGCCAGGCTGATTATACTCCACCAATTGATATGGCAATACTTAGATCGCTTCAGTATAATGGAATTCATCTAAATAGAATGAGCTTTAATCAATTTAATGAATACCTTGACGGATTCCGTAAAACAAATCCAGCAATTTATGGAAATGGTATTCCCGATAATTATATGGTATGGAATAATGTCATAACTCTATTTCCAACCCCTCAAGAAAGTATTTCCAGTGGCCTAGTAATATACTATATTAAGCATCCCACAATTATTTCAACTTTTGCCGACTCTCTCACCGTTCCGGTGCAATATCATAAAGCAATTGTTGACTATTGTCTTACTCAGGCTTATGAACTTGATGAAGATGCACAAAAAGCAAACATGAAAAAGTCAGATTACAACGATAATGTAATGAAACTTAACAATAGAAATGAGGAAAGTGAGGAATATTATCCAACGATTACCACACTTCCAGAAGATGAAAACTTTGGATCTTGGGGATTTTGGGGAGGATATTCTTAATGGCAGGAACCACTCTAGTAACCGGTCGAAGAATTCTCTGGAATGCAGTTCATGAGCTAAAAATTGGACCGTACGCTGGTGGAATAAATCGATATTCTGATGTTTCAGCAATCGCCGATAACGAAATGGCTGATTGTGTTAATTTTGACATTGACTTGGATGGATCTCTCAAATCTCGTCCTCCATGGAGACTTCTTTACGGAAATGGGCTTACTCCAGCAATTCCATCTTCTACTGTATATAATTCATTTCAACTAGTCCTTGGATCATATACCTATAATAGTATCCGGATGATTTTTTATCATTCAGATATTGCGAATGCTGGTGCCGCTGGCTGTTCTGTATATTTTGTCGATGGCCCTTCGGCCGGAACTATAAATTTCATTGCTTCTGGTACTTTTAGTAAATCAATTAGATACGGTGACAAGGTATACATAATTCCCGATGTGAAAAATTCCAATGATAATGGAATTGAATATGATCTGACAAATAATACATTTTCAACAGCACCTCTTAAGCGAGGATATTCTTGCTCCGTTTACAAAGATAGACTTTGGATTTCTGGACGGCGAGGTCTTACCCCAGAAAGTCGCTTGTTTTTTTCTGATCCAGGCAATATGAAATCTTTCCAAGCTACAAGTTTTTTTGACATTAATCCTGGAGACGGTGACGCAACGCAAGATTTGGCAGTTTATCAGGACAACCTAATTATATTCAAGGATTCGGCAACTTATGTCCTAACCTTTGACTCCAATCCGGCCCAGGCCGCATTGCAAGTAGTTAATACAGACGTCGGCGTCTCTGGTCCTAGATGTGTAGTTTCCTATGAAAACTCAATATTCATTCTCCAGTATAATAACGTATATGAAATGGTGAATTACGATTTTACTAGAGTAAGTGTAAAAATTCCTTTTGAGTATGACGCCACTCTTCCAGATCAAACCTCAGGGTATTCTTGGAGAGATCCAATTTGGTTGAGTAGAATTGGTGATAGGCTTATCGCGCGATTTTATAATCGTCTTTACGTGTATCACTTGAGGCTTAGAGCATGGACTAGGTGGGATTCGCAAGATACAAATATTAAATATTTGGGATACGTAGCTCTAATTGATAATACGAATACTGGTTTGCGTCTAGGATACAATTCTTATGTTGCAACTTCATCTCTTAATGCTCAGCAAGATTCTTCCAATACTGGACCGGTGACAGATTGGGGAAGTTTTGAAAAATTCTTTATTCTAGATGATAGATATGAAACTAAATTCACTGAAAATGGAGATGTTACAAAAGTTCCCAAAGATATTAAATGTTCGATGATAACTCGTGCATTCGATATGGGATATTCTCACAGATTTAAGCATTTGATGCACTGGGGAGGCGACGTGATTACCGGTAGAGACGTAACCGGAACGGCATTGCCATTTGCTGTTGATCACAGTGCATCTTGGTCTCAACTTGCAAATTACCAATGGCATCAACTAAATACTTGGCAAGTGCCACTATTTCAAGTTCCCAGTACAGTTGTTTCACAGCCAGTTGGTTCTGGTATAAATCGCAGGTTTATTAGATTTTTGAAGGCTTTGAGATTTCGTTTGATTCAGTTTGAAATTGATATGATAACGGCAGGTAATACCGTAGACGGGCCAGCTAGGGTATACTCAATAACAGCGTTTGTATCTGCAAGGCAGCTCGCTTCTAAGGCGGTGAATTAATTGGCGGATATTTTTGGGAATCGAAGAATTCCTAACCCAAAGCCTGGGGCTCCGATAAATTTTAATTCATACGCTGCCGGTGATAAGAAATATGGCAGTGGTAGATCTATGCCCAATATCGGCCCAGTGAGCGGAATGGGCATGATGGGTTATGCAAATAGAGAGCAGAGGGCAAAAGCAAGAAAAGATGCCATAATGAGGCGCCTAAAAGCTCAACAGTCCGGAAATGTTATGAACTCGAATATTTTGGGGGTGATGTAATTGGTGGCTATCCCTGGGCTTAATTCTAATAGCATTTTTGGCACTGGGTATGTAAATCCTTTCAATAATTCCCTTAATTCTGTTCCTTCAATATTTTCTCCAGATAGAGTAATTCACAACACAATTGGAGCTAATGCCCCAGGTGGCACTCCAGTGGGAGTACCATTTCCCACAAGCCCAATTCATCATTTTACAGTCAGGCAAGCAACTGAACCCTCACATATGGTTGGCCCCGGGGGTTCGACTGCGCCCGCGAAAAAGCAACCTCTTTCTCCTTTGGAAAAATGGCTCGCTGGTGATACTACATATCAGCAGCAATTGGCTGAATTTAATAAGTCAAAAGCTGATGAAACTACGGATTATAACAGACAGGTAGGAATAACAAATAGAGATTATGCGCAAACCCAAAGGGAGCTAAATGTTCAAGCACAGAGAGACAGAATGGATCAGCAAAATGATTTTGCTGGTAGAGGAATTCTTCACTCAGGAGTTTACGCAAAAGCTCTAGGCGACTACAATACTGATCTCAATACTAAACTTCACAATCTTCTAACTGGAAAAAATGATAAACTCGGCGATTTGGCTAGCGAAAGAAATTCATTCTTGCAGGAACTTCAACTTCAAATGAATGCAGCAAAGCAAGACGCGATTAGGCGCCGTGCGCAATCTCTCGGTATTTAGGGAGGTAAATGTCACTTCTCGATATCCTAAATGGCAATAATGTACCACCTGGTTTCATGGGTGATCCAGTTGGAACTGCCCAAGCGATTCAGAGAGCAATTGATCAGCAGGTTGCAAATTTGAGAGCAGGCGTAACTCCTCAAAATTCTCCATCAATCGCTCAATTGGGTGGTCCACAAAATTCAGATCCTTACCAACAACTTCAACAACAACTCTTTCAGCAGATAAATTCAATTCCATCATATATTACGCCTATGTCTCAATTGCAACAGCAGGCACAGGCTCAAGTTAATTCTATATATGATCCCCAAATTGCCGCCCTTATCGGCACTATGGAAAATCAGAAAGAGTCAACTAAAAAGAGTCAAAACTCTGCCAAGAATATGTACAATAGTCTTGCCCAGGATCTTGCGAGTCAGATTCCTGGAATTACATCTCAAATGAGACAAGCTCAAGATGAGGCTACCAATAGATATGCACAAGCCGCACAGCAATCACAACAGGATTATTCTCAACAAGCATCTCAGCAACAGCAAATTCTTAATCAACTTGGTCTACAAAGTGCCCAGCAGGCAACAAGCGCTCAAAGTGCGGCAGATCAAAACTACTTTAAGCAGCAGAATCAACTTTCAAAAAATCAAACCCTCGACGCACTCCAGCAGCAACAAAATTCCGATGTTGGTTATCAGAGGAATATCTCTGATAATTCAAGAATGGCCGGAACAAACGCGGTTGAAGATCTCCAAAGACAGCTTGATGATTTCCTTAACCAAGGAAATGTCCAGCTCGGCACGATCCAGGCGGAAAAATCTAGCCAACTTGGGAATGTTCTCCAGCAGCTTATATCCGCTGATCAGCGCAATGCTCAATCTCAGCGGCAAAACCAAATCGACAACATGCTTAAGTTGTTCAATTTCCAGTTGGATGCACAAAAGGCATCTTCCGCCGCAAATAGAAATAATGACATATTCAAGGGAACCAGTGGCCCGGCTGGAGCCGCTAATTACCTAGCGGAAGCATTGGGTGGAGATCGGAAGAATACTGCAAGTCAAATTCTTCAACTAATTAATGATACAATGGCTGATCCTAATGTAGTTTCTGGTCACCATCCCGAATTGGATTCTCAGGGAAATCCCATGAAAGATCCAATTACTGGAAAACCGATCACTATGACAAATACAGATCAGTACATTGAAGATTTGCTTCGCAGTAAAATGGAACAGGCCACGGGAGGTTACAGTACAGGAGATATTAATTCTGCCATTAACGCTCTTTTGGCTTATCTTGGCAAGCTGAGGTAAATAAGGAGAAGATGAAATACCAGCCCCTTGACTTGAGCTTCATTGCTAATAGAAATTCAGCTCAGCAAGATTCAACCAGAAACATTGCTCAAATGCTTCTGGCTAATAGTGGCTGGTCTGATTTGGCAAATGCAACTCAAGAACAAATTGCTCAGCAAGTTTCTGCGATGAATGCCCCTCATCGAGTTAGTGGAATTTCACGTGTACTAGATTTGTTGAGCACTCCAACATACACGATTGCTAATTCACTTGAAAATGCACTCGCAGGTCACCAAAAAGACAATCAAAATTCGGTTCTTTCAGATATTGGTGATACTCTTCTCGGCGGCACCAAGGGTGCTGGTAAAGGTTTTCTCGCTGGTCTTCGCGGAACATTTGGAACCGATTCCGCTGCTGGAAATCCAGCAGATAAAACGCACTTTGTAGATGTTCTTAATCGTCTTAATTTGCATATGTCTACTGACGAAGCGCTTGATCCTGCAAATTACGACAAAGTTAAAACTGCATTGTCAAAAATGAAAGTGAATCAACTTGGAGGAAACGGAAAAGATAATCTTTATTACCCAAATGGAGTAACAGATAAAGATGTCCAGAATTATTTTAAGAAAATGGGCATCATTGGAATATTTGATGATGTCATCTCTGACCCTCTAAATTTGGTTAATCCTGCCAGCATTTTGGGAGGTGCCAAGGATGCTATATTTGGTGCACGGAAAACAGCAGATGTAGCAAGTGGCCTTAGAGAAGCAAATAATGCGAATAAATTTGCGGATCAAGGGCGTTTGATACCCACTCCCCCGGCTGACATTGTTAAATCTGTCTCTGGAAAACTAAATGCAACACCATACAACCCCTCGGCGACCCAAGGGGTTGGAAAAATTCGCAGCGTAGGTACAACAATAATTCCAAATGTTGAAAATGACCTTCAATTGGGTAGAAAACTAGCTGATGCTAGAGTAATAGAATACCCCAAAGGTCAAAAGTTTAATACAACTAGAATTGCTGATCAGAAATTTAGAGCGGAAAACCCAAGCGGTACAGCTCTATCAAGGAAAACGCAAAAAGAACTCTCTAGCAGAATTCTTCGAATTATTTCTTCTGGGGATCCAGATTGGCTCAATAAGGTATATTCTCAGGTACATAATGCATTTAAGGGTGAATATGTACCTCAACATACTTATGACCTTTTTGAGCGTGTTAACGCTGTTTCGGAATCTAGAAAAATCCATCCGAAGCAATTTATGAAGCAGCTAGTTGTTGATATACCGCGAAGAATTGCTGCTGATTCAACACATGCCGCTATTGAATCTGCTAGAAAAGCTGGTGCAGAAATTTCACCTGCTCAACAGATTGTTAATACCGGTAAAGGTACAGATGTAATTCTGCAAAAAATGGCAGAATTGCCGAAGCCGTTGAAGTCTAAGCAGACTGATATTGCTGCGAACGTAATCCAAAAATATCAAAGTAGAATCCTAGGGAATCAAGCTCCCACGACTGAGCGAATCCCTGGGGCAATGAATCGTGCAATCAGTAGCGGTACGAATGCTAGATACTCCGGACCACAGCAAGTAAATATGCTGCAAACTATTTTGCATTCGTATCGTCATACTGGTTCACCTAAAAAATTTGATAGTGCCACAAGGATTCTCGAACATATTGAGAATTACTTTAAAGCAAAAGGCGCAATTCCTTTTAGTACGGTGAGGATTAGCGAGGGAGTTAATCTAGACCTGTCCAAAGTTCTTAAAGCAATTGGCCCTCAAGCTGCAATGATGAATAGAAATCTCCTAACAAAAATTTTGGCAGGAGATTCTGATGCAATGGCATCTTTGCCTGCTGACGCAATTCAAAGAATTGAAAATCTCAAAGCTGGTGAAGCTCTCGCTTCAGCGCCAGGAGTAAAGGCTGGAATCGATCATGGAAAAGAAATTGGCAGTTTGGTGGCCAAGGCTCCAATGGCGCCAGCGAGAAAAATACCGATAATTCAAAATGTAATTAAGAATACTAAACTTGCCGCGATAAATGCTGGAGGTGGAGAAGCTGGAGCATATATCGCTGGTCGCTACATCCGGGATCATTTCAATATGGCTGGGCCGATTGATTTGGTCTATAAGAATACTAAATTGGATACTGCGGCTGTTCTTGCAGAAGCAGCGAAAACAAATGCAAAATTCACAAGGGTCGATCCAAAGCAAATCAAAAGACTTAATTCGAGTCTAGCTAGTCAAATGCAGTCTCCGCCCGTGCATCAATTGAGTGGAATAATTGGTGTAGGCGCAAGAGTTGCTGATTGGTTTGGAGCACGATTCAACGCTGCCTATGGCAATGCAGACTTTCGTCCAATTTTTCTTAAGCACCAGGCATCTGCTTATTCAACTGCTGCCCTTCGAAGTAGATATATAAATGGCCTTCGCAGACAATTTGGCGCAGACCCTGATCTATGGTCAAATGCTATGAAGTCTGCTCAGGGGAATCTTCCTCCGGTCGGAATTGACGAAGTGGATGCTCTTTCTCAGGAAATCCAGAAAACCATGGAAAGTCTTTTCGGTGGTTCTGGAATTCGAGAAGGGGCCATGGCGGAAGCTACAGTAGCAACTCGATCCCGCCTAACGATGAATGAATTGAATTCATCACTGAAGCGATTCGGCCTCGGTGGGTTTAAATTTACAAATGAAAGCGCAGTAAAAGATGCTGCCGGAATTTCTCAGGATTACTCTCAAGGAATTGATTGGCTGAAATCCTGGGAAAGCTGGACTATCCAAGACCCATACAAATTTTTGCATCAAATTCAGAGTGCAGTCGAGTACGCTGCCCGAGAAAAGCTGATGTTTGATGAAATAGCTTCTCGATTTGGCAGTTTTGCAAAACTTGGTTCCGGGAAAAATGCTGTCAAGTATGGAATTAATCACCCAAGGCTAAAAGGTGTTTACTTTACAGAAGAAGGCGCTCGTCAAGGAGAGACATTTCTTCGAATGCTAAAGGAAATTAATTCTCCTACATCTAAAGGATTGCAGCACGTTCAGCACGTATTGTCAAAATTTAAGGCAGCAGTTACCGTTTATTGGCCTGCGCATCATGTAAATAACCTTATTGGTGATACATTCATGAATTGGTATGCTGGGGTTAATTCAATCACCCCCTATACCATGGCAATCAAGGTGATGCGTTCACAAAAGGGTGTATACAAAGATATAGAAGAACTGTCAACAATAACTAGCCCTAATGCGCTTCGTGAAGCAATTGAGGGAATGCAAAGCGTTCGCGGACTGAACGCTAAAGCTGTTGGAAATCAAGTTATCTTTACTATGAGAAATGGGGAGCGCGTCTCAAATGACATGGTTGCAACAGCAGCGAGAAAGGTCGGAATTCTTCCATCCGGTCGGGTGCTTGAAGACGTGCAAACGGATACCTCTGGAATTCTTGACCGAATCGGATTGCCCGGTCGCTATCGTGGACGCGGGCAGCAATTTGTCCATGCCATGTCTGAGACCCGCGACCATTTTCCCCGATACGCTCAATTCATAAATGAGCTAATGAATTCTACAAAACCTTTCGAACAGGCAATCGAAGACGCTGGATCTATGGTTCGAAAGTGGCACCCTGATGGAATGGATATAACTCAATTTGAAAGAAATGTGGCAAAAACTGTTCTTCCTTTTTACTCTTGGATGAGAAAAGCGATTCCGCTTATGATTGAAACCGCTTTGACTTCACCAGGAAAAATTAAGGCTTATCCTCAACTTATTGAGGCAATACAGATTTATAATGGAATTACACCAGAAGATGATATTTCACAGCCGTTCCCGACCGATCAACTTTTTCCGGACTGGCTCCGAGAAAAGGGGATTGGACCAATTATGGGCGGGCCTGGAAATTATACAGTAATTAATCCGGCCATTCCATCTCAAGATGTTTTGTCATCTATGTTCGTGCCAAAGAAAACCGCTGAAGGTTATCTTAATCCTTTGATAAAGGATCCAATTGAATTGCTTCAGGGTCACGAAATGATGACAGACCAAGGAATTGGCGGAAATAACTCTCAGAGCGTTTTGGATTACCTCCTTAAGCAGACTCCTGTTGTAAATAATATAGGTCGAGCAAGTGGTGCTTTTGGAGTAAGTCAAGCAGGGAGCCAAAGTTCTGAAATACAAAATTTGCTAAACCTGCTAGGCGCTAGAATGACAGACACTGGGCCATATCAAAAATCTGCTCAATTTGACTTGAGGGAATACTTGAAAAATAGGCGGAAATAATGGTTGGCTTCGTCTCACCGTCACCTCAATTCCAAGCTTTTATGAATTACCTTCCACAAAGACAGGGGGTAGGATTTAATTATACATCACCCTCCGCCTACATTGGGCCTGGGCAACAATTGACTACTGGCCAACTTTTTGCACAAAAATTGAGTCAAAGAGCTAGTCAGGCACAACAAAATTATACAAATCAAAGTACGCAGAATAACATGCCTTTGGCATCTGATATATTGAATCGTTCCGCAAATGGAATTCAACTAGATCAATATTTTCAGCCTAGACAAAATCTTACTGATTTTTCGAGTGTATACAATAATCAATTGCAAGACACTCGAAATATTGGAAATTTTGCCACTCAGGCGGCAGAGGCGCGAAATGCTTTCGCTCAAGCCGTTCGTGCACAAAATATGCAAGTTGGAAATTATATTAACAATTTGCCTGCTGGTGCAACGCCAGATAATATTGGTGCACAAGCGGTTGCAATTGCCAAAACGGTCGTGAAGAATGGTACACCATATCAATGGGGTGGAAATTCACTTAAAACTGGAGTTGACTGTTCTGGCCTAATTCAGCAAATCTACGGTAAACTAGGAATCAAACTGCCTCGCGTGACTTACGAACAGGCAAAATCTGGAAAAGTAGTTAATAGAAATCAGCTCCTTCCTGGAGACTTGATCTTCTACAATACCGGGAGTAGAGATCCAAATGGTATTGGAAGAAATGGTCACGTGGCCCTTTATATTGGCAATGGCCAAGTAATTGAAGCAGCAGGCAGGGGTACTACTGTGCACATTACTAACATTGATTACCCCGGGCAATACAGTATGGCCGTTCGGCCCTGGTAATTATAAAAGGGGGTCCATGGCAGTTACCTTTTCCCAGTCTCCAAATCTTACAAATTTTCTTAATCAGCTTGACACAATTAAGTCTCAGGGTAATTACAATTTGCCAATGAAATTGCCCGCTCCGCCCCTTCCGTCCACAATTGGCCAAGGCCCTGTGAGCCCGTCTAACGGCATGGGAGGGGCGCTCGGCACCTTCGATCCAACAGGGCATCCCGTCGCGCCACAGGGCGGTACAGACACGCTCTCGCGCCTCATGGCGGCCATCAAGAAGCAGGAGTCGGGCGGGAACTACGGTGCCCGCAATTCTATGTACGGTGCTGCTGGAGCCTTTCAAATCCTACCTTCTAATTTCACTCAATCAGGTTCTGGGTGGGATATGGAAGCCCTGGGTCACGATGTCACGCTCCAACAATTTATGAATTCACCTCAAATTCAAGACGCAATCGCTAGATATAAGCTATCGCAATATCTTAGACAGTATGGATCCCCCG